TACGGAACTCTATATTTGTCACTATGCACAAATATGGAGGGCCTTATATGTCGGATTTATATAATCGTATTATATCTCTGTGCAAAGAAAAGAATGTGTCAGGGTACAGGATGTGTAAGGATATTGGGATACAACCAAGTATTTTGACAGATTTGAAAATGGGTAGGCAAAATGGACTTTCAGCCAAAAACGCTGATAAGATGGCCGCCTATTTTGCTGTTTCTGTTGGGTACCTTTTAGGAACTGACACAAAAAAAGCGCCCACCCAGGAGGGTGAGCGCGCTGTCAGCGACGATGATATTAAATTTGCCCTGTTTGGGGGCGACGGTGAAATCACCGACGCCATGTATGATGAAGTAAAACGCTTCGCCCAGATGGTCAAACTCCGGGAGGAGGCGGAAAAGGAGAAGAAATAATGGAGACTGCCAAACTGTTTCAAGAGGCGCAGGATTCAGACATTCCCATTATGTATCTCAGCATCCCGGAGAATGGCTCCATGTGTGTACAGACGGACAGGCGGTGTTATATCGGAATGGACTACGGCGTGTTGGAAGATGAGGCCAGCAAACGTGTCCATTTGGCCCATGAGCTTGGGCATTGTAAAACCGGGGCGTTTTATAACCGGTGGGCGGCCCATGATGTCCGGCAGAAGCACGAGCACAGGGCAGACAAGTGGGCAATCGAGGAAATGATACCAGTTGTTGACCTCGATGAAGCCGTTGCGGAGGGACACACGGAGTTTTGGGACTTAGCAGAGTATTTCGGTGTGACCGAGGACTTCGTGAAGAAGGCCGTCTGCTGGTACACCTATGGGAATTTGGCGACCGAACTATATTTCTAGAGACCCCGCCGCCAGAGGGCGGAAAAGATAGAGAGGAGAATGAAAAATGGTATGTCCGAAATGCGGGAGTGAAAATGTTAACGTCCAGATGGTTTCCAAGACGAACCTGAAAACGAAACACAGAAGTATTCTTTGGTGGGTTTTTGTTGGGTGGTACTGGCTTCCAATTAAGTGGCTTATTTTTACCGTCCCAGCCATCATTGTAAAACTATTTCGTCCAAAGAGATATAAAACAACAACTACACATAAAAGTATGTGCGTGTGTCAATCTTGCGGTTATCATTGGGAGTCTTAGCTTTGAGTCTTATCAATATGAACCATCTCACCCCCGAAAATATCACCTCATGGACCGTAGAGAGAATCAAGTCCCTGGACGATGACTCGTTCTGTGCTGAAGCTCGTGCGTTTCTGATGTACGCCAAATCCCGCAAGGGGGAACTGTCAGAGGAGGAGCTGCGGCATATCATCCAGCAGACTGAGCAGATCAACGCAGAGCTGGACAGGAGAGAGAAGAGGAAGAAGGGGTTCTTTAGGCTTTGGGGGAAATAAAAGCCCCGCCCGAGTGGGCGAGGATGAGAAACTAGAAAGGATAATTGTATGGGAGATAAAAAGACAGCAATCAAGTTGTTTGAAAGTAAGGAAATCAGAACAGCTTGGGATTCTGAAAAAGAGGAATGGTATTTTTCAATCCAAGATGTTGTAGAGGCGTTAACCGATAGTGCAGATGTAAAACAGTATATTAAAAAGATGAAATCCAGAGACCCAGAATTAAATTTGAACTGGGGTACAATTTGTACCCTGGTTACAATGACGGCTGCTGATGGAAAATCTAGACGTGTACAAGCAACCGACACAAAAGGAATGTTGAGAATTATCCAGTCTATATCATCTCCTAAAGCAGAGCCTTTCAAACAATGGCTTGCCATGGTAGGTAGCCAGCGTTTAGACGAAACAGCTGATCCTGAATTGGCAATTCAAAGGGCCCTTTATAATTACAAGAAAAAAGGGTATTCCGACAAATGGATCACACAACGGCTTAAATCTATTGAATTTCGCAAAGAGCTTACCGATGAGTGGGACCGGGCCGGGATTAAAGACTTAGAGTATGCAATTCTCACCAACGAATTAACAAAAGCATGGGCTGGAATGACTACAGGGGAATATAAAGCATACAAGGGACTGAAAAAGGAAAGCCTCCGGGACAATATGACAAATACTGAATTAGTCCTTAATATGCTTGCGGAAGTATCCACAACCGAAATTTCAAGAGCTACCAACCCACAAGGACTCGAGCCAAGCAAAAAGGTTGCACAACAAGGTGGTGCCATCGCCAAAAACGCCCGGCAAGAACTAGAGGAGAAAACAGGGAAATCTGCAATTTCCAAGCATACAGCAAAAGACATAAAGGAACTTGATAAATAAAAATCCCCACCCGGCGCTACCAACACCGGGCAGGGAAGGGGGGCAGAAGCTATGGTCGGCAATCTGCCCTTCTATTTTATCAGAATAGGAGGCGTTGTCAATGGGCGAATATATCAGAAAGACCGCCCGGTACAATGGAAAGAAGTACGAGGCAACAGGGAAAACAGAGCTTGAAGCCATGACTAAGCTGGCGGAAAAGCTGGCAGCAGCCAAACGTGGGGAGGAAGCCATTGGCGGTTCGATGACTGTGACTGCATGGTATAAGCAGTGGAAAGCGACCTATAAGGACCCGAAGGGGCTGACCAAGAAATCCCTTGGTATGTACGATGAAAAGTTCAACGGATATATCAAGCCTGCCATCGGCTCCATGAAGCTCAAGGATGTGAAGGACGTACACCTCCAGCGTATTTTAAATGGGCAAGCGGGGAGATCCGCATCCCATGTAAAGAAGCTGCGAATGGTCATGCAGGAAATGTTTAAGAGGGCCAGACAGTCACGCCTTATTCCATACGATCCAGCTGAGCTCCTAGAGCTGCCCCATGTTCAGACGCACCAGCGGCGCTCTATAACGGACGAAGAGCGAGCAGCTATTCTTGCTGTAGCTGAGCATCACCGAGCTGGACTGTGGGTTCTTACCCTACTCTATACCGGAATGCGTCCTGGGGAGACGGCAGCCCTTACTTGGGCTGATGTGGATTTTGCAAATAATGAGATCCATGTCCACGCGGCAAAAGAAAGCGGCTCTCAGGCTATCAAAGGTCCAAAGACGGATTCCGGCGTCCGGGACATACCGATCCATTCAGACCTTCTTTGGAGGCTTCAGAACGCCAAGAAAAATTCCTTCGCTCCTGTATTCCCAACCGGGGCTGGGAACTTTCAGAATGAGAACAGCCTGCGCCGCCTTTGGACTGGCTTCAAAAGAGAATTAGACTTATACTTAGGCGCAAAGACCGAGCGGAATCGAATCGTAGAATCTGTGGTAGCTCCAGATCTCACCCCATATTGTCTGCGTCACACTTTTTGCACCGATTTGCAAAAAGCTGGTGTCCCTCTCAATGTGGCAAAAGAGCTCATGGGACACTCTGACATTCAGATGACCGCCAATATTTACACCCACAGAGACAGCTCAACACTCCATAATGGTATCGCCTTATTGGATGGGACTAGATCAATAGGCGGTGGAAATGGTGGTGGAAATAGAGAAATGTCATAAAGAAATCTCTTAGAGCCACAAGGGTTATATGGTTTTATGATATACTGCTTCCGGTTCTGAATGTTGGGGGTTCGAGTCCCTTCGGCCGTACCAAAGAAAAAAGCTCCGAAAGCCTTGATTTTAAAGGGTTTTCGGGGCTTTTTCCATTTCTAAGAGCAAAGCTCTAAATGACTAAAATAGACTATTTCAAGCCATAAGGTGGTGGAAAAGGTGGTGGAAAAATCCGCCCCCATTTCTGAGGGCGGATCTGTCATCTCACGACATACTGATAATACTTAGCGAGCTTGTCCGGTCCGGCGTCCTTGTCGTCCAGGAACGCTTTCGCCATGTCCACATAGAAGTCGATATTGCTCCCCACGTTGAACTTTTTGGCGACCTTGACGTAATCGCTGTAGATCATGTTGAGTGCGGCCCAGAACTCCGCAGGGTCGCACTCGATCCCGCGCTGGGCCATGACCTGCTTGGCCTGCTCAAACGACCAATGAGGCCCCTTTGTGCCGTCCTCATTTTCCATATTGGCGGTCCATTCCTCCGCCATGCGGCGGTCGAAGGGCATGTGCCCGGAAGCGGCTCCATAGCCACTCATTCGCTCTCCACCTCTCCGGTATTCCATTTCGTTCATGCGGTAGTCCTGCTCAAACTCCCTGGGGGTCTTCATTTCACCCTCACCAGAAATGGCGAATCCTATCTTATTCATGGGCCTAGTCATCTCCCGTCTATCAGTATAGGCCGGAGGCATATAGTATGGATAGCCATAGTGGGACTGAGGGCCCGTCATGCGGTCATCCCAGTAGTTGCTCTCCACCCACGTCCCACCATCATTGCGAGGGGCAAAACGGCCATCAGAATATCGATGATATCCCCGGTCATTCGGCTCCATCATCTCAGAACGGGGCGCATACCGACCGTTGTCATAGTGCTCCCGGCCACGGCGGTCACGGAATTTATCATCAACATCGTAGTTTTCATAGCTGCGTCCATCGTTGTAGCGGCGATTGCTGCCACTGGACATGAGCATCATCCGTGTGGATCGTTTCATTTTGATCCCTCCTTACGCCGTAGGGGCGGGAGCAGCGCCCCCGTCAATGCTGGTTAGGTTGTTGCTGGGGGAGCAGCAGGGAGTGCCCAGCATACGGAACGAACCTCCGGTTGGGGTAGTAACGACACAGAGAGAGTATTTGGTCCGGGTACGGATGCCACAGGCGGTGACCTGAGCGCAATTCCGCTTTGTCATGGGATAGAGAGTAGTCCCGGTCCCGATGGTAAAATATACCGGAGCATTGATGGTAGTGGTGTCGGGGATGGCCTGAGCCACGACCACGCAATACTTCTCTCCGTTGTTGTAGGCGCCAGCAGGCAGGTTGATCTCCAGGTTCCCGCCGGTAAAAGCGACCGCCTGAGAGATCACAAGCCGGTCACAGAGTCTGCATACAGGTTTACAAGACATAATTACCTCCAAAAATCAGGGGCGGCAGACACTCAGCCCACCGCCCCGAAATAGTCACGGCAGAGCCGGAAAGTTAATTGCCTCGATTTTGATGCAATTTAGCAGCCACAGCCGCAGCCATTGTTATAGGCCCCGCAGTAGGGATAGGGGGCGGGCACCTGATAGGCGGGCACAGGCATGGGGTTGATCCGGCGGATCAGCTCAGAGGTCTGGGCATCCAGAGTAGCGGTCAGGTAGCTGTTCTGGTTGGCCTGAGAGGCAGCCAGCTTGAGAGACTGATTCTCCGCCTGGAGGGAATCGATCTTGCTCTGAGTCAGGAAGTCCAGAATGGCGCGGGTGTTGGAGTTGTTATTCTCCAGGATATCGCGGGTGCTGCCCTGGATGGTGTTCTGGATGGCGCAGGTATTGGTCGCCATGTTGTAATTCACACCATCGATGGCCCGCTGGGTCTGGCAGCAGCAATCCTGAGCCTGAGCGGCCATATTGCACATCTGAGACTGGACACCGTTGAAGCCCTGAAGCAGAGCCACATTGGTGTTGTTGAAGCCGCTGGTGATGCTGTTGTTCAGGGCATAGGTGCTGTCACAGATGCCCTGCTGGATAGCAGAGATGCCGCGCTCCACACCGTTGAAGGCAATGGCCTCGTTTACATCTGCGCGGGTGGCAAGGCCCTGGAGTCCGGGATCAGTGCTGGCACCGCCACCACCGAAGCCGCCGAAACCACCGCGGCCCCAGCCGAAGATCATGGCAAAGATGATGATAGCCCACCAGCCGTCACCGCCCCAGAAGCCGCCGTTGTTACAGTTTCCGCCGTTGGAATCGCTGCCCAGCGCATAGCCAGTCGCAAAATCGTTATCCATTGTATATACTCCTTTATCAGTTATTACATCGGGGCCGTACGCTCCCCGGATGTTTCCAAAGAGCGGTTTTTATCAAGACCCGAAAACTGATAAAGAGTGCGCTATTTTATTTCATCGGAATCCCAAGCTGTCTTGCGATCTCCTCAACTGAGGTCCCTCTCTGCTTTGCCATGTTCTCCGCAGTTTGGCGGAGCTGCTGCGGGTTTTTCCCCTGGATGAGCCGCATAGCCTGGGCGGCCTGTGGGTTCTGCCCAGCCATTTGCTGGAGCATTTGCATGGGATTTCCGCCGTTCCGTGCCATCTGGAGCATAGCCATCATGGGATTATTCATCGGAGGCATCATTCTTTTTCACTGCCTTTCCAGCGGGCTTTTTCAGTCTGTCCACCTCATCTTTTAGGTTTTGCACTGTGTCCTTCATGTCTATAAACTCGTCCAGTGGAGCAAAGGCCGCCACCTGCGCAGGGGCTTGTTGCTGTTTTTCTCTGGGTACATCGAGCTTAAACTCGAACACATCAGCTGCACCGCTGTTGGTATTGAATCGTTTCATGTAGACCACATTATGGGCAAGGTCCGGGAAGAACATTGGAGCACCCATAAAGTCTACCGGGACCCCAAGCGCCTCCTCTCGGGAGGCCACAGGACGGCAGAAAAAGTTAGGCTGTGTGTTTGTATTCCCAACCGTCTGTGCGGCCTGTACGGGTTGCGGAGAGGGCTGCTGCATAGGCTGGTAGATCTGTGGAGCAGGCGCAAACGGAGTTACTGGGTTGTATCCGCCATAAGCGGGGTATGTATAATTAGGAAATCCGGCCATTGTCCAGCGCCTCCTTCCTCGCTTCTATTTCATCCAAGTATTTTTGGAGCCCATAGTCATCCCCCTGGGCCTGATACCACATCACACTCTCGGCGGCACAGTCCGGTCGGATGCCGGCGGCCACCAGCCTTTCTACCGGAGTCATATATCACACGTCCTTTGTATAAAAATAATGGAGTCCGTGAGGAGGACTGCGACGTGTACAGCCCTTGTTCCCCACGTCCTCCATGGATATATTGTCGCATAAAATAAGCCCGCATGGGTGGCATCCATGCGGGAGTTGTGTGGGAGTTATGTGGGATTTATGTGAAATACGTAACGACGTAACTTCGTTACTCTGCATAGTTGACATTCGTTTTCTTTGGGGTATAATAAAAGTGTGGAAACCCAGACGGTTGCCACATACATAAGACTTACAGGGCCGAGGGCTTAGCCCTCAAACATCCATGAGCCGTTCTGTTGCAGCAGACGGCTCACTTCTTCTTTCTATCGTGCACATAGAGCACGAGGGACACAATGCTTGCAATGGAGCCAATGGCACCCAAAACTGCAAAGGTGAAAGTCAAAGTAATATGTATCACCTCCCGAGGAATTATTTCCCGCGAGGCTACATATTTCGCCTTCCTTTCCGCTCTCGCGGGATGGTCAGGCAACCGTCTTTTTTAACCGCACACCATCTACAAAGGCGGATAAAACTCGACAGTAGACGGTGGGTTTCCACAGCCGAATTATACCAATAAAAAGGAGCCGGGTCAATTCCCGACTCCTTCTTTTTGTGCAATTCTACTTGCGGACCGCTTCACTTCATCCATTATGTACGAAAGGTGGTGAGACACTGTTGACCTATCCCAGCCCAACTCAGCCGCAACATCGACTTGTGCTGATTTTTCAATAATACAGCGTCTGGCAATCAAATCATCGTCCCGGTGCAGGGCCGCCTCGTAAATTGCACGTTCCAGATCAGAGCGTAAAAGGTCAGCCAATTCTGGAGGAAGCTTCACTTTTCCGCCCATGCTCCACGTCCTTTCTTTATCCCTTCCTTGCCAGCGCTGCAACCACCACGGACAGCTCTTCACGGGTCATCCACGACTTGGGCCGCTCGATCGTCCCGCCCACATCGGTCATAGCTCCGACATCGATTGCCGTATCAATAAACGGCTTTGCCCAGTCGCTGGCCGGTTCCTTCGCTTTCGCTTTCAAATAGTTGTCCATAAAGCTGTTAAACTGATCCTGAGTCATATCATCATCCTCCTGATATTCGGGGCGATATGCCCCCACAATGAATTTCTTGTGTCTCCGGCGGCGCAGTACCGCCCCTCCGTTGTCCTCACTGGCGCTTCCGGTGTTGCCATCAATGGTGGTGATGTAGGTCCCGTCCCAGCTCTCGCAGATGCCAACATGTCCGGCGGAGCTTCTGCCGGAGAAGTTGAAGAACACGATGTCTCCTGGCCGGTAGTCAGTCACCTTCTGCTTCTTGTGGAAGGACATCAGCGTGGGACAGTAGGCGGTCTCTCCGCCGCCGTAGTACAACTCGGGAGCCCCGGCCTCCCGGAACACCCACCAGACGAACACGGCGCACCAGGGGTGTTTGCCATCGGATACCTCCCTGCCATAGTAGGCAGTGTTGTATTTCACATTATCACTCTTGGCCGGGGATTCTTTGGCCCCGATCTGCGACCGGGCGATCTCCAATATCTTTTCAGCGGTTGCCATAGTGCGCCTCCTCACCTCTGTGCCTTGATCCACCCCGCCTGCTCCATCAGCTGCATCAGTTTGTCATAACCGAACATTGCGGAGAAGGCTACCAGGAAGATGAGGGCGATCAGCGCCACGATCATCCAGCCGGTGATGGCAAAGCGGTAATAGGACCACAGGCCGAAGCCCGCCCCCACCGTCACTACCGCGGCCACCAGGAAGGCCAGCAGGTTGGTGGGGAGCATATCGTACAGCAGGCTCTTGAGCACCTGTACGATGATGTTGGTCACCAGGGTCAGCGCCAGCACCAGGGCCAGCAGCATGGGCAGATAGTTGGTCAGTTCATTCATGGGTCGTTTCATCCTTTCTGGCCTTATCGGGCCAATTATTATTCTTGCTCAGATTCTCCACCAGTGATTTGATGGCGTAAGCCAGGATCACGGCAATGATCTCTGTGACGGCTTTCCCAGATAGCTGTTCTGCGATCTGCTCACGACCCAGATAGGCCAGCAGATAGGAGCACCACACCCAGGCGCAGCCATTGAACAGGCACAGCCAGACGGCGGCTTTCATGGTCTCCATGCACCCCCTTTTGGACCGGTGGGTGGACAGCCACCACAGCCCCAGACAGAACACGCAGGCCAGCGAGAACGCCGATACAACGGCCAGGATCATCTGCGTGCTCATAGGCCGATCCTTCCCAGCAGGAAAGCAATCACTGCGGCCAATACAGCCCAGACGGCCTTATCCTTGATGGAATCCCATCTCTTCTTTGGGGCCGCTTGTTCTGCCTCCTGCCAAGCGATCAACTTGTCCAGTTTCCCCATGATGTTCTCGTACTGCTCGTTCCTGGCTGCTTCCGCTTTTTCCAGGTCTCTTATTCGGTCAAACAGCTTATTGTGGGTATCTCTTGCCTGCTCCTGCATTTTCTCCATCTGCCGCTCCAGCATGTTTGCCTTTTGGAGTCCAAGGCAATCCCTCTGTGGGTCAATCAAGCATTTATCGTCCATCAGGTAAGTATCTCCATTTCGACAAAATTTTTGCTCTCCTCTTGCAGGCCCTATTTTGATGTGCTATAATAACGCCACATCCGACCAACTCTGAAAAGGTTACCCCCTTTTTTCGACAATCGGATGTTTCCCCCCTGTATTCCTATCCGTACAGGGGGGGATTTTTTATACCCTTTCCCACGCCTGCGGGTAATCTGTTGGACTATGTACGGTGTTGTCCGTCAGGCAGCGATATACTACGCCGCCATCCACGCAGCACTCCCCAGACATGTACATGCCACTGGTGCCGTTGGGTGCCAGCCACTCTTTTGCCTTGGAGGGGTCTTTGGTGTGGCAGATAGACCACAGGGCAGGGAGGTCCGCCGGCCTCTGGTCAGGCCATGTGGAGGCGTTGTAGGGCTGGAGGAGCTTATACAGCTGCTCACCGTCCCTCACCGGGGCCCCGATGGGCCATCCTGAGTAGTCCTTTTCCGGGTCAAATACGGGGGTCTTGCTCTCCTCGGCAATGATTGCTGTGCCGTCAAGATCGGAGGCCCGGCTTCGCAGGTCAAGGGCGTCTGCCGCACCCTGGGACCTCATTATGCTGAGGACCAAATCTTTGGTTGTCATGCGCTCTGCACCCCTTCCTGGTACGCCGCCGCCATGCTGTCCCATACTGCGGCGACCTCCTGCTTGTCTGCCTTGTTTTGCTCCACATCCTCCAGGCGGCTCTCTGGGGTGACCTCGGCCTCTTTCGCCGCTCTCAGATAGACCTCAAGGTTGCCCTCGATATCCTCCCGGGAGATGGTGGGCTGTTCCAGGTGATATTCGTCATACTCCCAGCCCGTGATGGTGGTCTCGTCCAACTGCTCATGGTATTCTTCGACATTCTCATAGAACCGCACCAGACACCATCCGGGTTTATTGGGCATGGCCTCAATGGAGAACGTGCCGGGGTCGTTATCGCCTCTTACTCTCATGATTTCACCTCCCGGAACTGGAGACGGGCGCCGAGGTCGGAGTTCTTGTCCGATGACGTGTTACTCGCGTCGAAGTAAAACTGACCGCCATTCAAGCGCTTACTATAGGAACCTCCGACATTAAGCACACGCCAGCCGCCGCCGGAGTACATATAGTCCGGGATGTAGGTAGTCGAACTACCTCCGGGCTCATTAGGTAGATAGGCCCACGGAAAATCGGTGGATAGGCCCAAGCCTTTGATCCAGCCAGTGGTGGAGCTGAGAGTGACACCGGTGGAGGTATAGTTGGCGGTGGTGTCGTCAGCATACTTGGTAGGATCGGTGCAGATATAAGCAGTCCGGTTTTGGAAGTTGATTCCATCTACCCACTCCCGAACATTCCCCCACGGGTTCTCAATCCAACGGTACTGCACCGCACTATTATCACTCGAGTTTGCTCTTCCGGTGTGGTAGACCATGGCGTCGGTCAATCCAGTTTTGTTGACTGATGGGTTGTTGACGAGGCCCTGAGCTATCTTCTTTTGACCCTCCCAATCGGCGTATTCGACCAGATACAACAAATCATAAGCGCACCATGCGGCGATGTCACGGAGCTGGAAGCCGGAGGCCATGTTTCTGGCGTAATCCCGGAATGTGCTTCTTGTTTTGCTCACACTCGGGGTCGTACCGGAATAGCTGGCAAGAATAAACCCCAGTGTACCTGACGATGCTTCACCGGCCTCATACCTCGCCAAATAATTATCACCGCTCCCCGGATGCAAAGAAAGTCCGTCTACTGGCCCATCCGCAACGTAATATCGGAAGATGCTTCCGCTCTTTTCGATTTTGTAGTAAAACTCTGGGATTTTTACCATTACGGGCACACTAATGTTTGTCCTTGTAAATCCAGATTCGCCTTTCTTGTTTAAAACTTTTCCAGAAGTATTAATGATGTTGTACTCCTCCATCCCCATCCACGGCATATAGTTATCGAATGGTGAGGAGCCTGAGCCTGTCCCAACTGCGGGTACTGGCTCGGTTGTGATGTCAACAGTGACCAGCTTGTTGGGATCGTTGGCTTTGGTCAGACGGGTCAGGGCGGTGGATGGTTGGGAGCTGTCCCAGGAGACGCCGAAGACGGAGGTGAGGGATTCGATTTTAACGTACTTTCCATAATTTACTGTGACATAATTAGTAGATCCTTCGGTTTCTACATAATAACCAATCTTGCCTATTTCCGCTGGAACCTGCTTTTTTGCCGATACTGTGATGTAGCAGTATCCGTCACTAACAGCCGAACTGTTGTCTACCGAAATATCAGCATATTGAGAATAGTCTGGGTCCATCCAGCTTGCGCTGATTTCTCCATATTGGGGTGTCACAGTAATGGTAACAGACCTTTTATTTGCATTTAGTGTTTGGGTACCATCTGGGTAAAAAGTAGCGGAGTTGTTCGCCTGCCTAATCGTCCACGTCGCGTTTTTCGTCTCCGTAGTCCCATCCCACCACTGGTAGCCGGGCTTAGGAGTAAATGTTGCGGTGTAAGTCCCTGCATTGGTGCCTTTGACACTCCCTCCAATGGTCAGCTGATCCGGGTCGTAGTTGTTCCATGATACTGTTTGCAACGTATATGGTTTGTATGTCAGGCTTCCGCTCTGTGTTGGAACCACCGGAATGATAATCGCAAACTGCACCGCCACGCTCAGAGAGGCGCTGGCCGCCGTGTAGTTTGTCCCCTCGCTGGCCGATACCTGGATGGCCGTGTTGCCGGTCTCCACACCTGTTACTGTCAGGGTTGTCCCCTCCAGGGATGCTGTAGCTACGCCGGAGTTATCAGACTGTGCGGACAGAGTGCCGTCCCCCGTGTAGGTGACAGCCACCGCCTGAGATGTGGTGGAGGTATCCAGGCTCACAGATGCCGGGTCAAACGTGATGCTGGGGGTGGCCTTAGCAATAGACCACTGGATATCCTTCGCCTCCGTGCTTCCGTCCGCCCACTTGTACTGCTCTGTTGGGGTGACCACCGCCGTATAGCTCCCAGCATTCGTGCCGGACGTGTCGCCGGATAGGACCATCTTGTCTGCATCGTATCCCGTCAGGGTAGGGCTCTGGGCTTGTCCATTGTATGTAAGGCTCCCAGATACCGTGGGCACAGAGATGGTCCCACGCTCCACAGTGATGGCCTGCACAGCGGTCTTTGTTACCCCAGCCTCGGTGTAGATGATCTCCACCTCACTCGTCCCCTCCGGCAGTGCTCCGCTGGGGGAGTAGGTCCAGCCGGTAGCCGTCAGGGTGGCCCCGTTGGAGTACGACGCCGTGACCACCATCCCCGCAGGGTCAAAGACCTCTCCGGGGAGATATGTGATATTGTCAGGCGGTGTCGTGATGGCAATGCTCTCCAGCTTGATACCACCGCCTGCGCCGCCCACCATGTTAAATACCATCTTGCGCCTCCACTCTAAGGATATTTACCACAAGGTCCGCTTCGGGTGTCTCCGTACACACAAAGGTCATTTGTCCGTTTGTGCCCACATCCTTTGCCCTCACAATAGCTGTGGCATAAGCCATATATGATCCTTCAGCCGGACATACGATGTAGGAATAAGCACCCGTTAAAATCTTATCGTGGCTCACCGTTTGCTCGTTTTCAGCCCATCCAGATCCCGTAAGGGTCACCGAAAACGGCTCTGCTTTCGGACCGGGCTCCCCTTGTGGGCCCTGTTCCCCTCTGGGACCTTCTGGCCCAATGGGCCCCTGAGCTCCAGCAGGCCCTTCAGGTCCTTGCTCTCCTTGATCTCCCTTTGGACCCTGGTCGCCAGTGTCTCCCTTCTCACCGGGAGGGCCCTGGATGCCTTGCTGGCCTCGCGGCCCCTCTGGGCCCACATCTCCTTTTGGACCTGTCTCCCCAGGCTCTCCCTTATCGCCTTTAGGACCCTGCTCGCCCTGCGGACCGGCGGGGCCTGTATCGCCTTTCGGGCCGATCTCTCCTTGTTCCCCGGGCTCTCCCTTTGGTCCTTGCTCTCCCTTCGGGCCCTGCGGTCCCGCTGGCCCCTGGAGCTTGCCGATGCTCTTCCAGTTCATCAGGTCTTCCGACCAGATGTAGATCGTGTTGTCATCTTCCGAGCCCACGGCATAAGCATCCCCAGGCTCACCAATGGGGTGGGCGGATTTCAGTTCCTCCAGGGTATCAAAGCGGTCTCTCACTACAAATGAGGTCCCGTCTATTCCGGCGGGTCCCTGCGGGCCGGGTTCTCCCTGGTCTCCTTTAGGTCCTTGCTTTCCCTGCTCGCCCTGGTCGCCTTTCGGACCCTGGGGGCCTTCCGGTCCACGCTCTCCCGGAGGTCCCTGCTCGCCGGCCGGGCCTTGTTCGCCGGTATCTCCCTTCGGCCCTTGTAGGCCAACTGGCCCCTCTGGGCCTTGCGGTCCGGTCGGTCCCGGGTCCCCCTTTGGTCCAGCCGGCCCCTCTGGACCGGGGTCGCCCTTCTCGCCCTTTTCTCCTGCCGGTATTTTGAGCTCGTCTGATGTTTTATTTCCGATCAGTTCTACGCCGTTGATGCTGGGCCTGTTTTTGAGCTTATTGTAATCTGTAATCCCAACAGTCCCACCTTCCGCGGGGAGAGGGATATCAGACTCCTTGTACTCCATGTCATCAGGGTCCCAGACCAGCCAGTATCCATTCTCGCCGGGCTGGGGCGGATTATTGTTGATGCTGGTGAGCCTGTCCTCCATTTGCTCAAATTCAGAGGGCAGGGGAGGGGGGAAGGCGTCTGTGGCGTTGATGGAGTTATGCACATGGGATAGGAAAATATTGCTGTGCCGGACCTGATCTCCCAATGTCCCCCGCACCTGCATCTCGTAGACCCCATCATCCGCCAGCATGGAGGAGGTGAGGAGTGCATAGTAGACGTTATCTCTGCGGTTGAGCTGGATGATGTTTTTCTCTCCATCTTTTGCCACATCGACCTTCAGGTCCCAGCCTTCCGGCAGATCTGTGCTGATCTCCAGGGTAACGGCATTGTTGTCCCCCTCAAACCCCAGCGAAAAATCTGCCGGGACACAAATATGCCAGTCCTGCATATAGAGCACAGCGATCACCTCCATCAAATCTTGCCTAGTTTCGTGTCTATCTCTTCGCCGCTGTATTTGAGCATGTAATAGCCAGAGGGAGCCGCAGCCAGAGCATTGACTCCCGCACTGGCGATCTGCCCCCGCAGCTGCTCCACTTCCGCCCTGAGCTGTGCCACCTGGGCATCCAGTTCGTCTATCGTTGCCATGTCTACCCTCCTATACAATGAGCCGTCTGCCGTACTTGTCCAGCAGCATCAGGCCGTTTTTGTCCTTGAGCTGGCCGTCCTGGACCGGAGTCGTAACGCCGTAATACAGGATGATGCAGCCGTCCGCGCCAGCTCCACCTTTGCCACCGGCTCCGCCTTTTCTAACAGCGGCACCGCCAGCATTATTGTTGATACTGAAATCAGTTCTAGTTTGAGTCGTGATGTTATAGACGTAATACTGCGCTGAGACATTTGAAGATGCAGAGCTATCCCCTCCGGCCCCGCCGCCTCCTCCGGCACCAGAACCAGAGCATCCATAGACGGATGCATCAGCCCCATCCGCACCGTCTCCACCCGTTCCACCCTTGTTTGGGTACACAAATGCGTTTATGTATCCTGTTGTGATGCTTAAGCGCACACTTCCGACTTCTGCATCACCCCCAGGAGTTCCAGAATTGCTGCCGGAGTTTCCTCCAGCCCCGCCTCCGCCGGCGGCTCCCAGGGAGAAATTTGCGGTCGCGTCAATGTCCATATACATATTTGAACTTGAAGCACGTTGTGTATCAGAATCGCTTCTGGTTGCCGAGCCAGAAGGTTCCTGTTTTCCTCCTGACACGTCGCCAACACTCTCGCCATCAGCACCCGAACCGCCTTTTCCGCCGTCTGCTCCGCTGTCACCGCTCTTAGCGTATGTGATTCCGGTTATGATGTCCGTATAGCCAGCAGAGCTCGTGCTGCCACTGTTCGATGAATAACTTCCGAAAGTAGTTGCTCCACCGAGGGCTCCATTTGAAGTGCCTTTGACTCCACACGCATACGATATCCTGGACCCACTACTTGGGCTGAATGTCACCTCATACACCTTTCCCGGTGTTCCGGCGGCACCTCCTGCTCCTCCGTTCCCGGGCGTTCCCGCTCCTCTGTTGCTCACATTGCTGGAGTCGCTTGCCGAGGTGGTGGGGGCAGTCAGGTTGATCCTGGTCGTCTTGATCTCTTCGTCTTCCCAGGTCTCGGTCGAATCTCCACCCGGGCTCCCATCAAAACCAGCACCACCCGCGCCAATCAATACAGCTCTTGCTGAGGTAGTTCCTTCCGGGAAGGTAAAGGTCCCAGAGCCTGTGAGAATTTCGTGTTTATCGTATGTTTGATTCTGTTCGAATTGGGGAGGAGCAAAACCAATCAGAAGTTTTTCCGTTGCCTTTAGTGTGTTTGAAAAATCAATATCCGCAGACTCCAGGCAAGCGGAGACATTCTTTTTTTCGTATGGATGCCATGCAGTAACACAATCCCCGCAACTTTCTCCTTGATATATTACGGGGGAATCTATTGTCTCCGTCCATTTGAAGTAGTTTACAAGTCGGTCTGCAACTGAAGCAGAGTTCACAAGTGATACCAGGGTCGCATTTTTTACCCTCTTAACATTCTCTTCTTCTGCCGCCGCTACATCTCGCACGATCTCTCGTGTATTATGGATGTATGCTCGACCTGTAAGCTTTCCAGACCCACCTGATAATTTCGCATAGTTGCTCCCTCTTTCGAGGATCGAGAAGCCTTGAGCCGATAAACTATACATGGGATCTCTAAATGTAATAATATCTCCTTGTGCTGTGACACCTTCAAATAGACTTGTCTGTTCTCCTCCCTCTACATATTGATGCTCAGTAACCACTACCTGGGTAATTTTTGCTGTTTTCGAAATCTTTGAACCTTTAAGGAGATAATCTTGATTGATGTTCTCTGATATTCCGTCCCAAAGTCCTTCAATCCGCAAAACCCCATTTAGATCCGTTTTTACCCAGGCACCTATTGCTATAAGCACTTGAACCAGATTGTCTCTTGGTGTAGATACCGGGAGCCACCCGTAAAGTTTGATATCCTTATATTTGTTCTGAATCGAAAAAGGAATGGTTCCACAGATGTCAGAGATCACCGTTTGAGCTGTCTGCCCGTTGTAGATCCCCCCGTAGTGGATTCCTTCAGTCAGGATTCCGATGGCCGAGGTTGCGTACATGCTGTAACGTGCAGGGCCTATACGCTCTACCTCTTGAAGGTAAAAAATACCTTTTTGCAGCCCATCATACAGCCACTTAAGAGGAGTGTTTCTGGCAAAATTAGAAAATGTATTTCCAGAATCCCTTACCTCTGCGGAAAGGGTATTCGCTTCCAAAGACGAGGATTTTAGAGACATGGAGATCCCAACATTACCGGAAAAGATGTCCTTTGACGAATATAGTTTTCCGTTGTAAAGAATCTGATTCATGTGGGCACCTTCTTTGGCTCTCTGGCGTAAAATGTGACGGTCAGCCCTCCCCAGCATGTTCCATCATCCATATACTCCACTTCATCTTCCACTATTTCGATATATGCCTCATACGATAACGTGGTTTGTCCATACGGAACCACTACGGCATGGCTGTCAACAGGGGACGTAAGTGCTTCGTAGAAAGAATCATATTCCTCCCTACTCATTCCATCCGAAGAGATCTGCATTGTATAGTCGTAAAAAGTCCCTTGTAAATCGCGCCAATGGTATCCTGAGAGTGCATCATCTGAATTTTGGCCGTCTGCAATTCTCGCTTTTCTGGAAATGGATTCTACTCCAACGTTGTACCCAGTCCCATCCAATGTAAAGATATAGCTCATTATTGTCTCACTCCACCAGATCTTCTCCTGTGCGCTTGTCTTCGCCCCTCATATACGGTCGGAGGAACTTTGCCGCCTCTCTGGGATAAAACCCGATATCCAACTTTACTCTCTGCTCCCCACCGCCGGTCCGGCCCGATCCGCTTTCGGTCTGTTCGCTCTGGGACCGGGGAACCGATGCTGAGACGGAGGCGGGGACCATCATGGAGTTCATTGATTCTACCCGCTGAGCCGCGCTCGGAATCCAATTTGCAATGTCTGAAATCACTGCATCTCTCGATTTGGTGCGGAGGAAGCTAGCTATCTCCGGTATTGCAGCCTGTTTGGAGGCAGTTGCGCTAATACCATCCGCAACATCCCCCACATCCGAAACACTCATGGTGGCTACTTGGGGGGCATTATTTATTCGGGAAGAGCCACCGCCGAAACCAGAGCCTCTTTCTCCGCTAAATCCTGTTTTACCTCCAAATAAGGAAAAGAAGTCCTTGACTTTTCCTCCCAGCCAATCAAACCAATCTCCTAGTGTATTAACAGCACCCGCTATACCATCGATGAATCCAGCCGCTCCTTTTGCGAGATCTCCTAACGCTGGTCCAAAGGTATCTATTAGAGCCACTTTTAAGTCTGCAACAGATTGGCCCAAAACACCAAGAGACTCGTCAAGATCCGCCTGGGCATCTCTTGAGGCAATTATTGCCTCATTGTTTTCATAAAAACTTTCTGCTGCATCGCTATAGGTCCTAGAGAGCAGATCCATGAGGTATCTAGCCCTATCTGTTTCGGTGCTGATATTAGCAAGCTGCTCCGATACCTCATCTTCACTGATGCCGACCCAATTCAAAGCGTCAGCGAGTGCGCCTGTTACTTCTCCAGTTTTTGCGGTTTCATTTGCGGCCTCAATTAAGGATTCAATGGGGAGAGATTCGCCAAATTTACCATATACGCCAGCAGCAATTTCCACCCATTTCGCAACGTCTTCCTCATTGGTGGCCAGTTGCGCCAAGAGCTGAGCGGCTTCTGTTGCCTGCCCTGTATCCCCAAGGATTTCATAAAATCCCCTGTACGCCTCATCCGCTATCTCTGCGTTGAATCCAGCCGTTTCAAATGCGGTGTTAAGGCGTCCCATTGCCTCTCGATACTCTTCGGTGGCTTCATCCATGTCCCAAATTGCTTCTGCGACTTGAAGTGCCGCATCCACAACTTCGGTCAGAAGAGTTCCAGCAAAAGTAGCAGCAGCCCCTTTTGCGACTGTAAAACCGTCTCCTGCGCTACCTGTAGAATTTCCAACGTCATTCAGTTCTTTTTCTGCTTTATCCGCCGCATCCGCAACGTCTTGAAGATCATCTTCAAGGCTCTCAGCCCCGTTTTCTGCTTGCTGGAATCCATCGAGGGCGGATCTTGCAGCATCAGATATCCTTCCCAGCGTTTCTTCAAGATCATCAGCGTTTCTTTCTGCCTGCTGAAATTCATTGGATAGCTCTACCGCAGCTCCAGAAGAATTTTGAATAGACGCCCTTGCCGCTTCTGATTGCGTTGCTAAATCATTAAGTTGATTCTCATATCCCTTTAACTGGCTTACTGTCCTAGATAGCGTGCGAGTTAGGCTTTGATATGCGTCAGCATCCTTTTCCACAATTTCAGAAGAGCCGGTTTCCTGCATTTCGCTGGCAAGAAGAGATATTTGCTTTTTGGAGTTTTCAATAGCTGAGCTAAGTAATTTCTGCTTTTCTGTAATTAGTTCCGTATTGCCAGGGTCTAGTTTGAGGGCTTTGTTTACTTCTTTTAATGATCTTTCAACTTCTCTAGCTTCACGCTTCAGGCCTTCAAACGCTTTTTTTACATCATCACTGTTAAACTCTACGCCCAGCTTTACAGTCCCATCATTTGGCAACTATCTCACCTCTTGCCTATATGCCTTCTTGCTTCTTCGTATCGTCTTTTAACATAGTCCTTCATGTCCTGTTCGGTCCTGTATGCGGGATTCCCGCCATTTAAGGCATACCGCGCTTTCATCTCCCGATAAAACTGCTTTTGGTGCTTTGGGACATCTTTCATATCAGCTGTCCGATATCCCATGATGCGGCATATCTCACAGTCCTGTGGCAAGGACTTAAACAGCGCCTTAAATCTCCACCAATGCAATTTGACCGTGCTCAGATCGACCCCATAGCACTCCCAGAAAGCGGAGAAAATGAACTCGCTGTCCTGTTCAAAATCAAATGCCTGGGACCGTGCTTTGCCTGCTCCCGGCTTTTCCTGTGAGGCGGCCGAATAAAATTCCATCATGGCTTCCAGTGATTCTTGAGAGGGCGGAAGGCCCAGGGATTCCATAAATCCGCAGAGCCGTTCCGCTTTCTTCACGTCATCCTCTTTAGCCACGAGCATCCCCTGAAACTCGATCCACCGGCGAAAATCCGTCTCAATGGGGTATTCTTTTCCTTGGACCGTAACGCTTTCAGGCGGCTCCCTATACAGGCTCATTTCTTCAAATTATACAGGGCAAGGAGCTTCTGTAACTCGGGCCGATTCAGAGCCTCCCGTGCTTCGGCCATCTTCGCTTCAATTCTGGCCTTTCGCGCCGGAGCATCATAGGCTGTAATGATATCCTCACAAGCCCTCATCAGATCGTTGGTGTCCACCTCTTCCACATCAGGGAGAGAGCCAGGGGCAAGCTCATCAACGAACATATGCAGCCTCTGAACGGCCTCCCGCCGGGTGATCTCCCCGCTGCGGTATTCCTGGTCGATTTTTGCCACAGCTTCGATTTTTTCATCTACTGCCAACGTCCGCGCAGGAAGATCGTAATTCTTTCCGAGAATAGAAACTTTATAGTTCATTTCGCTCTCTCCTTATACGGCAGAATAGGTGTACTCAGTAGGTGCGGTCCCAACGCTCCGCAGGTCGATGGAAATAGAAGAATTTTCGCCAGCGTTTCCACCGCCGTCAGAATTGACGATAATAGAAACCGTCCCCTTTTCTCCCTTGCCTGTCAGAATAGAGAAATAAACATAGGGAACAACTACCTTTTGCCCTACACCGTGGGCAATACCGATACCGAAGCAGTAATCTTGGAACGCATCTCCAATATACCGGTCTCCGGTGATCGCAAAGGTGCGCTGGGTCCCAGTTTTGGAAGTAGAGAGGCCGGTTCGGATGTACTGCTTGTCCTGAGTCACGGGGTTCATCTGCGGGTCAAGTCCTGCAATACCCTGCTGTACCACAGTGTAGTCTTTTTCACTTGTGGTCTCTCCGATCCCGACCGCAAGCACCCAGTCATCATTCGTGGCAAACCCTTCAAATTCATCATCGGGCGTATATCCGACCATCAGTTCAGATACTTTCATGCTTTCACTCCTTTTGTGTAGTACCTCACTCTGACCTGGAACATATACTTAGCGACCGTTCCCGCCTCGTTTACGCCCGCCAGATTCGGCATATTTTGTAGATTTTCAATACTCAAAACTTGACACCCCTGAAATTTGGGGAAGTTCTTGGCTCTGTTCTGCTCATCGATCCAGTCCATAAAGTCTTGGACAGACTGCGCCTGTTCCGCATTGATATCGCTCGTCCCCTGATCCTGCGGAAGCATTTGCACAACAGCAAACTCATAGACCTTAATGCCAGAGTTCCGCACAAATCTCTTTTCCCATACATCACTGTACACGGTTTCGACGCTGACTCGTCCAGCTTTGTCCGTTGAACTGTTGAAATAGAGAAAAGACTTTACGGCGGGGCATTGCTCCAGAAATTCTAAAATTTCCTTGTTTTTGTTCGCCATAAAGTCACTTCCTCTTGATGTACTGTTCGATATCCTCCGCCAGTTGGCCGCCTTTGGCTTTCATGGCAGCTTGTTCCCAGTGTGAGGTCGCAAGCGGGTGTTTGTCTGGAGAGTATTTTAGATGTCTATCCGTAGCGTGTTTGCTGGTACTCCGTTTTGCGTAAGTGCTACCCCTTTCATCTACAAATACCTTGCCCTCCCATTGAAAATGAGCATATGGAGATTTATAGTGGACGTAGTTAGGGGTGATATCTACCGTCTGGTCCAGTGCACCACTGTCCATTGGGACGTAGGGAGAGCAATAGGCGTGCAGTCGGGTATGGGCGTATTTCCTGACATCATCCGAAAAAATGCGCTTGAAGGTTTTCTTCGGATTAAAAACCTCAACACTGATCTTCATACGCCCTCCAAATGGATGTGACCAAGCGGGAGTCCCGTGTTGTCTCGGACGGATCGGACGGTCATGGACTCGTATTTCCCCATCAATGCCCGTATATTGTTCGGGTTTACGTCCTCCGTCACCTTCCCATGTACCACGATGTCACCGACAGAGGCCGTGAATCCCTTCATGTTTCCCTTCCACTCTTGGTAGGGATGATAATCCGGCGATTCCAGGATGCGGACGGTCACCGTCTGCCCTATAGATACATCGGAACCTGAAACACTTCTAACGGTGGTACGGACAAACACACAGCCGGTCAGCACGGTTTTCTTCCAGAAATCCAGGCCGTTCCCGTCTTCCGGCGCTCGTCGGTTCAGGATAGTCACGGTCTCACGAAATAAAGGGGTCATGTGCCCACCTCCAAGCTGACCAATTCAACGGGAAGTATCTCCACAATTTGGTCATATACAGAGCCCATCATTTGATCCTCTGTTTTAGCGGAGGCATAGTTGACAGTCAGGCCATCGTTGCTGGTACTTGCTATATTGACAAGCCCACTTTTAACCTTATTCATGGCATCAATGATGAGCACCATACAAAGACGGATATCCTCATCTGATTCTTTGATTCTTTCTTGCGTCCAGTAATCCAGCTTTTTCCTTGCCAAAATTTCAAGGCGGGGGAAGGCGGATGCATTAGCTTCCCCCCCAAGCGCCTTATATTGGTCATAGGTGATATAGCCACACATCATGCCTTCCCCCCTTCACATTAGGTCTTAGGGGCCACAGTGGCGTTTCCGGCGTTCTGCGCCTTATAGGTGCTGTCCGCCTCGACCACGGTGATCTTGTGTCCAGTGGTGGCGGTGATGTCAGACACACCATCCCAAGTAGTCCAGTTTCGTACGCTCTGACCGTAAGTAACTACCGGAGCCGTAGAGGGATCGGTCTTGTATTTATAGACATTGGTCGCCGTCTCCTTCGCCGGGGTAACAGTCAGTTTGGTGTCGCCGGAATCGGTTCCCGCCGCGCTCTGAACCGTCAGCGTCCCAAGGGTGGGAGTGCTGTCCACATCGATGACCGCAATACCATCCAGATACTCCGCAAACAGGGTCATGCCCATGATGGCAAAGCTCTCAGACACGGCGGTGTGGTAGTTGCCCTCCACATGGAAACCAATCAGGTTCGTTTCGCCGTCCGTGGTATAGACCAGACCAGCCCGGGCAAAATCGCTGGTGGACGGGTCCACGTAATAGAGGACGATATTTTCCACAGGGGTGGCAATCACGCGACCGCGGGGGATCTCCTCGTCAGACAGCAGGAATACGGTGGAGAAACCCATGAAGTTCTGCACATACTGAAAGCCAAAGGCGGTCTGTACGGTGATGTTGGCGTCGCCCAGATAGTCGTAGAGGTCCAGCACGTTGGCAAAGCCCACCACATTGGTGACGGTCCGATGGATCTGCTTGAACTTATTGATTACTAGGCCCTTCGCCATGGCAAGGGCTCTCTGCCAAGTAGTCTCGGAGCTGGCAAGTTTGCCGGTGTTCAAGTAAGCGTAGAAGCGTCTGGTCACGTTGTCCTGAAGCTCATACAGAAACGCATCATCAGTCATGCCAACGGCCACGTCATAGCCATAGGTCTTGATGGCCTCAATAGACACAGCCTTGGCATACTTCTCCACAGTCATTTCCTCATAGGGGGTCTCAATGACTGTAGCCTTGGAGTAGGGGATCTCCTCGCCCTCTCCAACGTTCCCGCTCTGAAGGGTAACAGAGGCAGTCTTGCTCTTCAGGATCGCACCGGGTTCCTTTCGGATGGGGCGCATGATACCCAAAATCTCCCGCAGATGCTCCCAATTGCGGGCAAAGCGGGTCACAAAGTCGATGACACGTGCGGTAGACTGAATATCAGAGGTTTTTGTCAGATTCTCTTTTGCTGCCATAATGTTATCAATCCTTTCTAAATAGGTCTAAATGTTCGGCAATAGCGGCTTGACGCTCAGACGCATCTTTGATGCTCATAATCTGGTCCTTGGTCATGTTGCCGCTTGTGTCGCTCTTGGTCACTCCGGCGATTTTCAAAGGCTCGTGCTGGGGGTTCTTAAACACGCCGTCCGCGTCCTTGGTCATGTCGGAGAACAGGTCAGCGGGCTTCTTGCCTTTGTTGGATGGGTCCTGGATGGCCTTCTTCAGCTCCCCCAGGAAGTGAGCGCGGGTGTACTCGTTGACAAACTCCCGGCCCTCCAGGGCGCTCTCTGCGGTCTGCGTGAGGATAGCATCCATCTGAGCTTCCTTCTCCGCCTTGGCCCGCTCCGCTTCGGCCTGCTTGTACTTGTCAAGCTCTGCCTGTATGGTGGCGGCATCGCCCTTGGCCTTTTCTAGATTGGCAATGGTCTCGTCCTTTTCGGCAAGCTGCGTCCGCAGGCTTTCCAGTTCGGCCTTCTGGTCGTCAGACTTGCCCTTCGCCTTGCCGATGTCCCGGCTATTCAGATCCATCAGTCCATTGAGCTGTTCGTCGGTAATGTCCTTGATGATGCTCTTTACTTCGTCTCTTGTCATGGTATCTCCTTTTCCACTTCGCTTTTTTCTCGTGGGTCGCTTCCACTGTGGCCCCGTAGTTTCTCGACTTCGGGCCGGTCAAATGTTGTATAAAATCCGCAGGTGCGGGTTTTATCAAAATAATTTGAAATTTCTCTTGACGTAGGTATATACCTATGATATACTATAATCAGAAAGGGGGAAAATTAAATGCCTACTGAAAACGAGCGCAAGGATGTTCAAAAGGCTATGGCGTATGACTTACTCCGAATTTTGAAGCAAGACCCGGATAAGACTTACACCGCCGCCGAGCTGGAGAAGCTGATCGATGCCTATATCACAGGTTCCCAGCAGTAATCACCACGGGGCCGGGGAACCGGCCCCAACCTTTTGAAAGGGGCCGATACCCATTAAAGAACGGAAAGAAACTCCGCAGGACCGTTATCACAAGGCGCACACAAAGATATTGACGGTCCGGTTGGTGGAAACCACAGAACAAGACATTATTCAGAGATTGAACAGTGTTCCCAGCAAAGCCGGATATATCAAGAGCCTTATCCGCGCAGATATTGCTAAGTGTGCAGAAATCTAACTGAGAATGAGCCATCAGTCGCCGAGTATTCATCGGTAGTTGATGGTTTTTCTCATATTAACCATTAGACTCTCTGCACCGTTGGCCCCGTCATGGACCTCGTCCTTTCCGGCCTGGGTGTGAGCCCAGCCTGTTCGCAAAACCTCTTGTACTCTGCACTCAGCGCTGCCGATTTCTTCCGGGCCTGCGTGGCTCCCAACTTGTCCCCTGCGGCCACCATAGCGTCTCGCTCGTCCTTTGCATAGCGGATAGCGGTCTCCATCTGTCTTTGTCTCTGGCTGGCTTCGTAGCGGCTCATCTTCTGGCCCTTATACTCAATTCCTTCTGTGGAACGTTTGTTGATATCTGCCAGCTCTTTTCGGCTATAGACTGGCTTGGATACCCCCAAAACAATAGGAGTTGCAAAGTGTTGACAGTTGAGTGTCCCAATGGGCCGTTCCAGCCTCCGGTTCAGCCGCTCAAATTCCTCTTTGCTGTACTGCTTGCCCTGGATGTCCCTGTGGTCGGGGGCGCAGAGGCCGTGGGCGGAGATCTCCACACCGTCGGCTCCAAACTCCCGTCCGGTCTCCTCCATCATCTGGCTATTGAGCCTCCGCACTCCCTCTAGGATATTCATGCGGGCGGAGGAATCCAGGCGGCGGGAGTATCCGCTTTCCCATGTCAGCCGGCGGAGACCGCTCCGGGCCATCTCCTTGACCGTTGAGCGCATGGCGCTCTGATAGTCCACAACTCCAGTCTGTACATAGGTAATAGCCCGGTCAATCGTGGATATGTAATACTCCCGCAGCGGAATGGTTTGCTTTCCACGTCTGAAGCCAATCATGTAAGTGTTGGAGATATTGGCTGTGCCGTCCAGGGCCTGACGCTTTGCGGCATCTACGAATGAGAACAGCGCCGAACGGGATCGATAGCCCTGGAGCTCATCCATGTCTCTGGCCTTGTAGTAGGTGTTGGCAAACTCTACATTTTCCTCTGCTACTTCCTCAAACAGCTTTTCTACTTCCTGCTGATTCATGCCCATAATGCGGGCTATTTCTTTTTCAATGGCCTTGAAGTCTGCCCCAGCGTACTCAATAGCTGTTTTTAGGCGGTGAGCATCCGCCGCGCCAATATCTCCAATTTTTCGGATTCGTTCACAGATTCTCTGGACTACATAGTTGTTCAGGGCCTCCATGTTCTCTACGATGTTGTCTGGCAGACCCTCAAGCCAGGACTCATTCAGCAGTCGGCTCATTGATTACCGGCTGAAAAGCCGCCTCCTTCATGTACTGGCTCCCGGTCTCCTCTGCGATCTCTTCCACTCTGGCCTTTGCGGTCTCGTAGTCCTCATCCATCATCCAGGCCCGGACCTCTGCCTTGTCCACGGCTCCAATTCCCTCGGCCACCGTCAGTTGGTTGAAGTGCTCGTTCAGCTGCTCGATGTAGGAGGCCGACCAATCATATTGCGTATCCCAATCCCCTATCGGAGCCAAATTATTGTAGTTCGCGATCACATCCACTGCCCGGAGCAGATCATCCGTCCCGTGTTCCAGCGCCCGACGGAACTTGGTGATGACCGCGAAGGTGGAATTGAGAGCCGCCCGCATTTCTGTGGCGGTGGCATAGGACGTGGTTGGCGGTGTCAATATCCCAGGAGACAGCCCACACAGAAGCTCCACCATCTTGTTGTTGACGGTGATACCGACCTCTAGGTCCGCCCCCCGTATCTCTGGGGAAAATTCCTGGATCAGCTTGCCGGGGGTTGAGTTGTCCCCCGCGCCGCGCATCATCTGTAAAAAGCGCCGTTTTTCCTGCGGGAGCAGCACATTCCCGTTTTCGTCCTTTACCAACAAGGTCTTGTCGACAAAGATCATGGTCTCCTTGGCGCTGTACTCCCGGTTGAAGCGCTCATACGCCTCCACGGCCTTTGCCATGGGACCGTCCACCCCGGCTGTGATCTTCACGCCGTTCACACCATTCACATCCGCCCGGTTGACTGTGGGCGACTTGTATCGGCCAAACAGAGGTCGGTCTACGTTGGGGATAATCTGCTCCTCGGGGATGTCCTTCCAGGCGGGCACCTGACCCAGTGGAATTTCGGAATTGCCCTTAAAAGCGATGTTGCGGATGATGAGCGCGCTGGTTTCCTGCCCGCTCTCAGTCTGCGCCTCTTTTACCATTTGGACCTCGTACCGCTGATACAGGCCTGACTCGTTTTTGATCTCTCCGACCTTCAAAATGCAGGAAAGAATATCGTTTCCAATGGATTCGCACACAGCGAAGTCCCCGTTTTTAACGACGTCCACGCCCAGGCGTTTTCCGTCGGTGTATGGCTTGACGATACAGTCCCCGGTCCCCAGGGCCACCTCCGCCGCCACATCCATGCGATCACCCAGGTAGTAGTCCAGAAACCCTTGTAGAAATTTTGCTCGGGCGCTCTCTCCCTCAATGGTGATGGTGCTGTCCTGCATGGCTAATGTTGCCACCTTGTTTGCAATGACCGCTGTCACGGAGATATTCCCCATATCGCTGTAATCATCCCGATATATGGGCTTGTCCTGCAACTCTAACCCTACCTTCTGAGCTAGGTAGAGCAGAATGTTCTTTACAAATCCCGTAGGGTACACCCCCTCAATACATGTACTGTTTAACAAAGTGGTTTATGGAGTACCGCAGCTCATCCATTGCGTGGTTGTAAGCGTCTACTGGGTTCCCGTGCTCATCCACGCAGTACATTCCAATTTCTTTCAGGAAATCTATATGGCCGTATGTTTCGTCATCTACCAGGAAGAAGCACCCGTCCTGGATCATGTTTTGTGTGTACTCGATCCCGACCTTGATTCCTTTGGTGCTTCCACGTATATCATGCGCATTGTTATCCGCGTTGAGTGCATCGATCCCGTATAGTTCCAGCTCCTTGCGCAGCGCCTTGCATGCTGGGTCGATATACCATGCGTCCTCCCGCATATTCCAGCGGTTGCGGCAATATGGCGCGAACTTTCCAGCCAGCTCCCGGGCCTGCACGCTCATGGCCTTGTTGCCGCCGTCATAGTACCAATTTGCTACACGGTACAGGGCAATCCCTTTCTTTGTCCGGCATACCAGATTACAGGACACACTCGTGGCATCCGTCAGGCCGCCGTCTCCGGAAAAGTACATCTCAATGAGGCGGGCGTCATCTGGCAGCCGAGGCAAGACATGTTTCTTGGGGTCGAACATAGAGTAAATCACGCCCTGCGGGATGCATCGCTCTCCTAGCCAGTCCCGTTGATAGAGATATGGGTTTCTTTCCAGAGTCCGGCGCAGCTCTTCTTTTCGCTCCGGCGTGATGATTGGGTTGTCGTCAACTGTCCAATGGGTCCATCGAGTGTCCTGCACATCGAACACATCTGTAATAACTGGATGCATGGGCGCGGGTGGGTTCAGGTCAGCCAGGTGCCATCGGATATGTGCGGCATATGTCCGGCGGAAGCACTCCTGGATCATGTTCATGTGCAGGATGTCGATCTCGCAAAAATATACCCCGCCCAGAGAGAGACCACGTATAGCCTTGTCGCTGTCTGCCTTGGCCCCGCCCTTGTAGTAGATTTTTTTCAGGCCGGCGCAGGTCAGCGCCTCCAGGTGGTCGCCGTGGTCGTCGTGCTTCAAATGCGCCTGTCTTCCAAACAAATGGGTCAGACCGTTCCCGTCTCCATCCATGACCAGCCGAAACGCTTGCTGCTGTGATGCGCCGACCACCAAGAAATTACTGTCCTTGGAGGTGTTTAAGAAGTCATAGAATCTGAGGATGCAGGCTGTGGTCTTACCGCTTCTGGGCGTTCCCTCCGCCACATCCAGCGTCCGGTCAAATGGGCGATTCAGAAAATCTATTTGCTTTGTGGAAAGGCTCATTGTTTCCTCGATTCGTACATGTCACGCAACAGAGGGTGGATGTCCTGCTTTGGCTCTGTATTCGCCGTAAATTTGTCAATCAGCGTTCCCAAAGCCGTTGTAACTTCGGAAGCTGTTTTTGCCATCCGAATTTTCTCTGGAAGCACAGCAAGACCAATCTCTATAATGTCACAGACCTGTTTTCGGCGGCTCTCCATATATGCCAGAATGTCGGCGGTGTTCTCCTCTTTTTTCTGCTCACACTTTTCCACAAAATCCGCACTTTTCAAAACAATGTTCTTTACCGTGGTAGCGGATACACCGTTGATCTTCGAAACAGCGTTATAACTGCCCAGCTGCACATAGTCAGCAATGATTTTCTTTTTCTGCTTATCCGTCAGCCGTGCAGCCATGCTCACCACCTCATGTAAAAACTTTTGATCCCGTCCCCGTCTCGTGCAACAGGGCACGGCATATATACCCCTTTCGGGGTATGCTGCGGGTTTGGTCAGGCTTTCCGCGGGCCTGTATGTAATCCGCTGTGCGGGTCACATCACAACTTGTTTCTGCGCTTCCTTAATGCGCTGCTTAGCCGTCTCAAAATATCCGGGGTCTAACTCCATGCCGATGAATTTTCGGCCCGTGTTGACACAGGCAACGCCAGTGCTACCACTGCCCATTGTAAAATCCAAAACCACGTTGCCGGGATTGCTATATGTACTGACCAAATCTTCCAACAATGCGACTGGCTTTTGAGTGGGGTGAAATCGTTCGATTTCCTTTTTGTATGAGAACACATTGGGCTTAGATTTTTGGCCGTCCCGCAAATTAAATACCGACGGATATTTTTCATTCATTTTCAAATAATACTCTTTGCGTTTTGATTTGGTTTTTGCAACCCATTCGTCATTTTCGCTTTTTATTTCTTCATAGTCACGCTGAAAAAAACCGGTACTTTGCAACTTCTTATAGTTTTCTCTTGTGGGAATGCAAAACTGAAATCCGTCAGTACAATAATGTGAGTACATTTGGTTGCCAAGAAGTTCTTTGCACTTTTTTGACGAGATGTTGGCCCTTTGGAATTCTTGCCTGAACCAATTCCTTAACGGATTTGTATTTTCAAAGTCATAGAAAGCAAACCCGCTGTTTTTTGAGAAAATAAGAATGTCCTCAAAATAGCTTACAAGATTTTTCTTGCATCCAAGAACATTTCCGGCATTATTTTTTAGCCATATGCCACGATATGAAAACGGCATAGATTTTGGCGCAGAACAAATGAGTTGTGTTGTATATGGGTCAATCGAAAACAATACACATTTTCCGTTTGGCCGCAAAACCCTATTGCATGCACCCAAAATTAAATCGGCGCTGAGCGGTATGTCCCAAGTGATTTTTTTGTCCGTCCACCCCTTCAAATCGTGAGTGCTTTTCTCTATTACTCCATACGGTGGGTCGGTCAGCACCATATCCACACTGCAGTCTGGAATGTCTTTCAACAGTTCCAAGCAGTCGCCCTGCATCAAATTCATACTTCTTCACCTTTTCTTTTTTGGTGCCACCGCCCGCCTCATGCGGCGAGGAGAGGCATATATTCCCGGCAGCAGGAGGCCGACTGCCGGGTATAGGAAGGAGAAAGAGATAGGGAGCACAGGGTATGCCCCCATGCTCCCATTGTCGCATAAATTCAGATTGTGATTCCTCAAAAAGGAGGAATTATCAAATTCTTCTATGAGACGATAAAGGTTTAACTACACACGGATAATCTGTCCGACCAAGCAGGTAATCTGTTGATACTTCGAAATAGTCAGCTATTGCCTCTAGTGCATCCGCTCCAGGCTTTCTCTCTCCAAGTTCATACCTTCTGATTTGGTCAGGCGATATCCCGCATAAATCAGAGAGTTTATATCGGCTCAAGCGGTTCCTCTCTCTCATTCTCCTCAGCCTCTCCGGGAACTCGTTCAAGGGCTATCCCTCCTCGTCCATTAAGTCAAGGATGTAGGTCTCTAAAGCAGCTTCGACATTAAAGCTTCTGGAAAACAGCTTCTTATTTTTCGTCTGTCGAAAAGTCGTGATTGATATGCCAACCGTATCATCAGGGACTTGGAGCTTGTACTCTTTCATTGTCCGCCCTCCATCCCCATAAACTTCCGGCACATGGCCGCAACCTGGATGGCCTCGCAGGCAAGTCGGACTGCGGCGTTTTGTAGTTCTTTTGGCTCTGTTGGAACGTTGCACTTTGTTTGTCTCCATAAGCAATTCAGGCAATATTGCATGGCATCAAATTCGCCCTCGCACTCTTCCACTTCTTCCAGAATCACCGCATATCCCTCATGCGCCGAATGAAACTGCGGGAACCGCTCGTTGGCGGCGGTAAGCTCCTTGTCCACCAGGGCTCGAACGTCGTTTTCGATAACGTTCATTCCTTCACCTTCTCTCTCAGCCTATTCAGATAAAACAGTGCTTTGTCCAGGTCCTGTGCTTGATTTCCTTTGAGCGGAGACCTCCAGATATACTTGACCGCCTGCCATGCCAGACCGGCCTGCACTGTGTCCTGGTATCCCATGACCATGCTCTCTAGCGCGTCTATGCACTCGACAGACCCGGCGGTGTAGTGGGGCGGGTGTTGGACCATGTCTGGCCGATCTCCAAAAACGCTGACCAAATATTCGTCTGGCACTGCAAAATTTTCTTCGCTCATTCCACACCTCCGATGATCTCGTCAAGGGTGACGGACTGACCTGACTTGATTTCTGGAAATAGCGAGCTTTCAATATCTGCAATCCACCCATCTTCGGCTCCAGTTATGCCTAAAACTTTACTGCCTCGCAACCGCTCAATGTGTGTTGCTTCGGGGAACAGCACGCTAATTATCTTTGCTGATTCCACCTCCTGCTGGGTGAAGTGGGGCTTGCGTGGATACTTGATGCCCAGTGCCTCCAAAACACGTCGTACAGTCACGCGGTCATACTCTTTGACATTCTCCGGCAGTTCTTGGTACGGGAGCATATCGGGATGGTCATCAATTCCCTGGCGTTTCTTCTCTTCCCACCATTCGTTATGTACTGCCTCACAGATTTTTTCAAATTCGTCACCCAGCACCTCACAAATTCTCGGCTTGTCCATGTTGGCCTCCTCCTTTCGTTTTGCAGCTTCCCACGCCTGTAATTCCTGGCATGTTTCGTGACATGATTTTATTCCTTCTGTGCCCAAGCTGCCCCATCCATGGTCGCATGTGCTACATGGATATTTCGTAGGAAAATTATATGCTTCATCGATGATATGGGTAATTTTCTTGTCAGTTATTCCGTACATGGTCGCCCTCCTTCCGCTTGCCCTCACTACAAAACTTAATCCGCAAACTGGTACGCATGAATGGGGCATCATAAGCTGGGCAAGCTGTTGTATTTTTATGTTTACATTCTTGGCGCCTGACCACAGGCACGGCGTCGATGGTGGGGGCCTTATCTACATCCTCCGGCATAATATCAAGTGGTAATTTATCTGCATCAATCAGCCTCATGCTCGTCCTCCTCGCCCATGCGAGCGCCGCACCACGGGCAGAAAGTAGCACCCTTGTCTCCATCGTCGCTGTACTTTTTGCACTCCGAACAATACGGGATTTTTCCAGGTTCAAAAATCCATCTCCCGTGCCTGACCTCCGCAACGTCGGCGGCTTTCAGGCTAAAAAGAATAGATTTGATTTGGAAATAGGCATCAGTTCCAATGGCCTTGTCGAGAATGTCTTTTGAACTGAAATAATTATCCATCCTGCTCCCTCCGTAGTGCGGCCGCTGCTTCTTCTTGGGTATCTCCAAATACACACCCTTTGTCCATATCCTGCAAAACATTGATGGCGCTTGCATAATGGGCTTGTGCCGGTTTTGGGAAGCGTGTACTGCACACATAAACCCATCTCGGAGGTTTGAATGGCAGCACCACGCACCGCCCCTCATCGTCAGCCTTTTTGAGTTCCCGGAGGCGGTCAATGGGGCCGAGGTCCCGGAAGTTATCTAGTTCCTCCAGTAATTCTAATTTGACCAGGGCATAACCTTCTGGGATTCTGCTCTGCTCCCGCTTCGCCTGCTCCAGCTCGGCCAGAACTTTCATGTATGCCCGTTCTGCATTTTCATAGAGGTGTTGCCTATTGTCTGCGCTCCTCCTTTGCCGCTCTACTTCGTCCCGCAGCTTCTCGTTTTCGGCCTGGAGCGTGGAGAGGGCGGTGGCGGCATATCCACAAAGGTTTTGGCATTCTTCTTCGCCATATTCTAATTCGCATTTATTACACGCCTTTGAGTTATCATCGGCACAACATTTTAGGCAACGCTTAAGTTTCTCAATGTCCATCAGGTGTCCTCCTCTCCCTCCGGCGGGCATTTCCCGTCATCGATTTCAAACTTGATCTTCAGCTGAGCGGGACATAAATCGACCTCCGGCCTGCGCCTCTGTCATTCCGGCCCTGGTCAACAACATCACCTTGTCGATATCATATTTGAGCCTTTGGCCGCCTTTCTCTTCCGGGATATCCCGCTTTGGCTCTGGATCATACTCCGGACACGACCTTATGTAGTAGCTCTCTATGTAGCCGCCCTTTGTGCCGCCCTGTCCTCGTTTTTTCGTTTTGTTGGCCCTCCAGCCCGGCACCGGAGAAAAGCTGCGGCTCCAGGAGCAACCTCCGCATGCTTTCTGACAGGTCCAACATGGATTTTCATGCATGTCTTACCATCCCATCCAGAACATCCGATAACATGTCAGCTGCCTCAAGGGTCCGCTCTTTCCTGTAGCGGTTTTGGGCGGCTTCGATATTTTTGCGGAGATCTGCGTACCACCTTGCCAGCCTTTCGGTGCCCTCCGCCATTCTTTTTCTCCGGTCGTACTCATAGATCATGGCTCCTCTCTTTGCCATTTCCTGCTCAGCAGTGATCGTTCTTAGACGGCGGCGCTCTTTAAGTGCTTCTAGACCCTCGCTTAGAACCGTATCTTCCAGCGAGATCAATTCGTTTGTATCTGCTCTCATCTTCTATTTCCACACTCCAGCTTCTATCAACGTTGCCCTCCATTCCGGAAGGGACATTCCGCGCTCCAATGCCTCTCGCATCGTTGGAAGGCCGCGCCTTTGCAGGTCCTCGTGCCACTGTTCCTGCCACCTGATCGACTGTTCCAGGCACCTTCTCTCCCATTCGCTCGGCGGCCGGGGCCTCCCCATTTTAGACCCTCCATCGGCCCTTGGGAGATATTCAGCGATTTCTGATTGGTCCGGCATGAACTTCTTTTCCCTGGACCTCCTGATCACTGCATCCCTGACCTGCTCATAACTCCACGGCTTAAACACTTCATGCCAGATGGCGACCGTCACTTTATCTCTTGACTTTTTCTTCCCTTGGTAAAGATGCTCCAGTAGACTGAACAACTTTTCAACATCGTTGTATTCCATCAGTTTTTTCTCCTAAATGGGTGGGGGCGGGCAGTTCTTGAGGCGATCTCTCTTCTTCTATCGATAGATTTCCGGTAGAACGCCCCCCGTTAGAAGTAGGGACTATAGGTTTTAGAGTGCTACCTATCCTATTCCTATACCTATCCTATCCTATGTGTCATTTGCAGCACGCAAATGGGCATTTGCAAGCGACAAATGGCGGTCACCGCTCATTTTTGGGTATGAAAACCAGACCGGCGCTCTCGTCGGCATCCAAAAGCCAATAATCGGCTATGACAGACTTTACCCTCCGACGCCTCAGCGCCGGGACAAAGCTCCGCTGAATACCCCTGCTCGTAAGTATTCCGTGCCCCTCGTACAGCATGCGGTCAAACAAGCCAATACGCAAGCACAGCCCAACAGTATCCTGTACTGTCTTTGACCCAACTCCGCCGCCTATCCTTCTCGCGGTGCTCGCGGCATCATCGCAGGTCCATGGCAAAAAGTATCCGTGGAGCCCGAAAGCCCTTTGGCAAAGATAGAAGTAGATCGTAAATCCAGCCGCACCCTGGCCGTCGATCAGTTTGTCTATCTTTGGGTCTTCAAATACGTCCGCCGCCCATCCTGAGAACTCGATGCCCTCCTTCGGGCGTCCCGCCATCCTATCACCCGCTTTCTATGGGAGGGACCAGAGCCATCCAGCCCCCCCGCCAGTCACTTCTTTTCTTTTGGGCAGATCATTACTCTGACGGAGCTGCCCACCGCACATTGTGCCATCCGATGAAAATTGCGCTCATCGGAACATGCATCAGAGAGATGCATTAGATAAACTTCCTTCAATCGGCTTTTGTCCAGACGCTCCAGCCAGAGGCATGCCCGGACCACGGACATGTGGCTGTTTGTGATCCGGTGACGCACCTTTTCCGGCATCCGTTCCGCCCTGGATAGGATGTTCTCATCGTAGTTGCACTCGATCGCCGCTATGTTGACCTCCGGGAACTGATAGCCAAGATTTACAGTATCTGTGGCAAATACCAGTTTTTCTCCGTCACTTTGGCTGCGAACCAAGAAACCCATCGGCTCTGCTGCGTCGTGAAAGGTCGGGAAGGGGAGGACTTCAAGGCTCCCTATCGTTACGCGCTCTCTGTCTTCCAGTATCTCGAACAAGTCACACTCAAGGGCCTCCGCTGTCCCTCGGCTGGCATAGACAGGAATGCCACTTTTGATGAGCTGTTCGTAGCATCCGGCGTGATCGTGATGTTCGTGTGAGATCAAGCATCCAATGATGCCGGAGACTCCAAAGCCGGTCAGGCGTTGAAGCTTTTTGTAACTCACCCCGCACTCGATCAGGAGGCACGTCTTTCCATCATCCAGGAGGTATGCGTTCCCGTGACTGGAGCTTGCCAGGGGGATAAACCTCAAATCGGGCACCCCCCGTCCCTCTGGGGCCCTGATGTCTCCACAGGAAAATCGACCGAGTCCGTTGGGGTGTGGTCTTTCTGATATTGAGTAGACTTTTTGATTTTTTCCTGGACCCAATCCGGGAGGGCAGAAAATTTCTCATCCGACCACTCATCCATATTCCAGAGTATCGTAGGGGAGACTGCCTGCGGGGCCGGAACTCCTTTGGGGAGGGGGATCACGCTGTCCACGTTTGCGTATTCTCCTGTATCATTGAGGACAACATTGAGTTGGCAGGGCCTCCCGGCCTGTCCGAACAAATCAAGATCCTGGAACTGTTCATCACTGTACTGCACGCCGTTCCATCCGCCGAGGAATCCTCGAAGGTTGCTCTTTTTGCTGGCCGCAACACTGAAGGTCCTGGAGAGCTGCCGCGGCTTTTGCTCTCCATCCACCTCTACTGTTTCTCCGGCCAATTCCCAGACAAACTGGACTTCATTTCGGTAATTTTTGAACTTCTCGCTATACTGCTCTCCTAAGTCGATGACCCCCACACAGACTGCGAGATAAACGCCGGGCTCTACCGGGGGCAGTTTTGGCTTTGCTCTATCTTTGACCTTAAGCGCCATATTCGCACCTCAATTCCTGATCTGACTCGCTGACCACAAGCCGGATCACCTGTGTCCCAGCATCCAGAAGCCTTGTTACACTCTCAGCATTATCAACCACAAGGGGGACTCTGATCCCATAGTGTTCAGAGATCGTGCGGATGACATCGACCCCAATGTTGATCCTCATCCCGTTATTCAGGGAGCTGTATGGGACGCCATCGTACATGACCTCGCAGCAATCATCCAGCCCGCCGTTGACCTGTTCACGGAAAAGGCGAAACCGGGCCAGTCCAAATTTTTGATTGATCCCGCTCTCAATAAATTGGACCTTAAAGCGAGCAAACTCCTCGCAGAGAAACAGCCGCCTGTCTATCGCCTCCATCTCCTCAGCGGCTCTCTGAGCCTCCTGACGGAGGGCTGTCTCTCTGGCCTTGGCAAACTCCAGAGTCCCGGCCTTGCCGAGCTCCCTATCAAGCTGGTCTACCTCGACCCGCAGAGCCTGGATCTTTCTTCCGATCTCCTCCCGGATCGCAGACGTCTCGCTTGATATATCCTGGATCTCTGCTTTTGCGGCGAGGATCGCGCCTTGAAGCTCTCCGAGTTTGTCAGAGTAACCCGGCATATCTTCAATCGTGGGCGCTGCGGCTGGGACATAAGCAGACAGTTCATCTGAGATACGGGATGCTTCGCACTCTGCGTCTACCGCATCCTGGATGTAACGCTCCCGGCGCGCCTCTGCCGCCCCTAAATCTCGCTTTAGAAGATCTGCCTGCTCCACCGCCTCTTTTTTTCGGCGCTCACGCTCCTGGAGAAATTTCCCGCGGGCTGCCTCCATTTGCGCTTGGGGCAGATCCTGCCCACACGTAGGGCATTGCGCTCCATCAAATTGCTTCTCATTTTCTTCTTTCCAGCGCTCCCGGCATTTCTCAATCCGCTCGTTCAGGCTCTGGATCAGCTCTTTTTCATTGGAGGCCAGCTGAGACCATCGGACCATTTCTCTCTGTACCCGATCCAGGTCCTTCTGCATCTGAGGGCGCTTGTCCTCTGCCGGAAAGGTCTGGCTCTGTCTGTAAGCATTGTTCTCGTTCACGAGGGCGGAAAGCTCGTTCTGAAGCCTGATTAGATCATTTCGTTTGCTGTCCAGGAGCGCCCCGTGGTCCAGCTTAAGCAGTTCTCCCGTAAGCTGATCCATCTGCGCAGACTTCGCCGACCTCTGCTCTCGGACTTCCTCAAAATCCATGGTCGAAAGGGAGTCTATGATCCTCCGCTGTTCGTCAAGCCGGGCCGGGACTGTATTCCGGGCTCCATTGAGAGCCTTGCGCTGGGCAGTTAGCTTCTTTTTGTAGTCATCTAAGCTCAGTGCGCCCGCGCTGTCAAGCAGGCTGGAAAACTGCGGATTCTCCGCCATGATGAGCCTATCGTCCGGGACCTCGCAAACCTGGAACAGGGCTTTTCTTCGACTCTTCCAGTCCAGCCCCTCGCAGAACCAAGATACATTTGTCAGGACCCGAAACAGCTCTTCGTCCACGATCGATCCGACACGCTGCTCAAATTCATATTTTTTGACTGGAACCTCATCCACAAAATATTCGCTTGTGTTGCCGTCATAGGTTTCTGTGGCACTTCCGCGCTTTGTGGACCACTTTTCAAAGTAGGTCTTTTTCAGCCTGGTCTCGATCCCGTCTGTGAGCAGTGCAGCCTCCACAGAAGTTACGGCAGCATGGTCCTTCACTTTGTTGTCCGGTCCAAGGGGTTTGATCTCAAAGTCGCCGCGGCCCCGGCTGTCCTTTCCAAACAGGAGCCACGTCAGGGCGTCATAGATCGTAGTCTTTCCTGTGGCGTTATCCCCATAGATGGAAGCGGACTGGCCGCCAAAGTCCAGCGTCAGCGTTTCGCACCCCTTAAAATTTCTGAGGCTCAATGTTAAAATCTTGATCTCTCGCATGCTCTCTTCCTCCGTTTATTTCCCCATGACCCAAAAGGCAAATGCCATACCGCCCCAGAAGGTCAAGCAGAGCATTGCTCCTACTCCGATCATCCACCGGACCTCTCGGGCCCTCTGGCGGCGCTCTTCTCGTGTTCTCATTCTTCTGTTTTCTCCTTTTCAGTGCTAATACGGATTTTTGCCATGTCAATAGCCAACATATAGACCTTTGCATGGTCGTTATCCCCATGAGTCTTACGGACCTTCTTCGCAAACTCATCAAGATTTCCAAAGAAGCAGCCGCAGGTAACCCGAACAACTCCATCCGTACACCGGAAAAATGTTGCTGTATCGTTTCGAGAGCCAACAGCCCCGATCCAAAATATAGAACCAATTTTTGACACCTCGGCGTCGCCGT